GTGGTTCAAAAGGTAATAGAGATCTAACAGTAGTAGGAACAGAAACTTACGTTAGTTCCTCGTTATAATTTTTTTACGATAACGTAATACTATTTATAAAAAGAACTCAATATAATACCATACTACAATGGCTGAAAAAATTGTATCACCAGGTGTATTTGCTAGAGAGCAAGACATCTCATTCCTAACCCCAGCTCCTGCTGAAGTATCTACTGCCTTAGTAGGACCTACAGTTAAAGGACCTATCGATATTCCTCAAGTAGTTCGCTCTTACGGCGAATACGTTGCTGTATACGGAGATCGTTTCAAGTCTGGCTCAGATTACTACGAGCATTTAACTGCTTTAGCAGCTGAGAAATTCTTCGAGCAAGGCGGTAACTCCTTATTAGTAACCAGAGTAGCCGATGGCAGCTTTACTTCTGCTGAAGCTAATGTAACTTCTGGATCTACAACTCTATTCACTTTAGAGACTTTAGGAGAGGGTACACTTTTCAACAACAGCGGTTCTGCTACTGAAACCTTAACCAACGAAGGACTACTAAGTGGCTCAGCAGATAACGTAAGATGGGAAATTACTGATAAGAACGCTACTTTAGGTACCTTTACTTTAGTTATTCGCCGCGGTGATGATACTTCTAAGAATAAAGTAATCCTAGAAACTTTCTCAAACTTAACATTAGACCCGAACTCTGATAATTACGTTGCTAAGAGAATCGGTGATGTAAGTTACTCTGTGAATGGCAGCGATATTGTTGAATCAGGAGAATATGTAAACAGATCAGCTTACGTAAGAGTTAAGAGTGTAAGTATTAAGCAGGTAGATTACTTTGATAATTCTGGAGTAGCTAAAGATACATATAAAACGACTTGGGACAACCTTGTAGTAGGTACAGGTAACTACCGTGGTGCTTTCTCTGGAGCTACAGGAACTATCGCTCCTGCCAACGCTAATTGGTTTGAAAACATTAACGGAACAGATACTCAAGGTCTCGCTGTAGCCGCCGGCGCTGTAAGTGCTTACGATAACGCTATCGCAGTATTAGCTAATAAAGACGCATTTAATTTTAACGTACTACTTGCTCCTGGTGTTAACCAACAGCATCACGCTACTACAGTAGGTGCATTAATCGACCTAGTAGAAGATAGAGGTGATGCAATCTACATTGCAGACTTAACAGAATACGGCGCTACAACTGCAACAGCAACTAGTGAAGCTGGTGACCTAAACAGCTCTTACGCTGCCGCTTACTGGCCGTGGGTTAAAATCCAGGCACAAGGTATCGCTCGTCAAGTATGGGCTCCAGCTTCTGTAGCAATGGGTGGTGTGCTTGCCTTCAACGATGCTGTATCAGCTGAGTGGTTTGCTCCTGCAGGTCTTATCAGAGGCGGTATTCCTGGTGTATCTAGAGTAGAGAAGAAACTTTCTAGAACAGATAGAGATACTCTTTACCTAGGTAAGGTTAACCCAATCGCTACTTTCCCAGGTCAAGGTATTGTTGCTTACGGTCAAAAGACATTACAAACTAAAGCTTCTGCTTTAGATAGAGTAAACGTAAGAAGACTTCTTATCACTCTTAAGAGATTTATCGGCAACCAAGCTAACACTCTTGTATTCGAGCAAAACACAATTGCTACTCGTAACAAATTCTTAGCTGCTGTTAATCCTTATTTAGAGACTGTGGTACAACGTCAAGGTTTATATGCCTTCCGTGTAATCATGGACGATACTAACAACACTTCAGATGTTATCGATAGAAACCAGCTAGTAGGTCAGATCTACATCCAGCCAGCTAGAACTGCTGAATTCATCGTATTAGACTTCGTTGTTCAGCCTACAGGTGCAACATTTGGAGCGTAACTATTTATAATAAAGTAAACTACATAGACAATGCCTACATTAGATCCAAACGAAATCATGTTCACCGCCTTCGAACCGAAGGTACAGAATAGATTCTATTTCGTATACGAGGGTATTCCATCGTATATGGTTAAGGCTGTAAACTCACCTTCTTTTACTGATGGTGTTATCAAGCTTGACCACATCAACACTTACAGAAAACTTCGTGGTAAGAGAGAGTGGCAGAACATGACTCTTTCATTGTACGACCCAATCAGTCCTTCTGGCGCACAAGCTGTTATCGAATGGGCTAGATTAGGTTACGAATCTGTAACTGGTAGAGCTGGATATGCTGATTTCTATAAGAAAGACGTAACTCTAGAAATCTTAGGTCCTGTAGGAGATATCGTTGGTGAGTGGATTATCAAAGGTGCCTTCCCAGTATCTTCTAACTTCGGTCAATACGATTGGTCTAACGAAGCAGCTGTAAACGTAGAATTAGTTCTTTCAATGGACTACTGCGTATTAAATTTCTAATACCCCGCCTTGTCAAC